ATGCCAACAACGACATCAACCCCGTCAAGTCTATTGGCTTGCTGGACGAAGGTGCCGCTGTCATCAGCCGTTTGACTTCATCTACCGCATGGTGGGTGCAGACAGACGCTCCTGAAGGCATGAAGTTGCTGATGCGTCGCAAGTTGGAGAAGACGATGGAAGGCGATTTTGAAACTGACTCTATGCGCTACAAAGCGACAGAGCGTTACCAAGTCGGCTTCACCGATCCTCGTGCGATGTACGGTACACCCGGCGTCTAAACCCAAGCGGGGGCTTTGGCCCCTGCGCTAATAAGGAGCAAGACAATGGCAAATTTACTGGTAACCCGTTTCCCAAATGGCGTGACAAACGTCGGGGAAGATTCACCGTTTGCTGATCTGACAATGCCAGCACCAACAAAGTTTCACACTTACTATGAAGATTTTGACTACTATGTAGCCGCAAATTGGACTGTAACTGAGACTCAGGCTGGTGCTACTCAGGCTTTGACTGACGGTGATGGTGGTTTACTTTTGATCACCAACACTGCCGCAGATGATGATCTTGTTTCTTTGCAAAAAGTAGGCGAGTCATATCGCTTTGCTTCAGGCAAAGAACTTTTCTTTGAGGCACGCCTCAAGGTTAGCGACGCAACTCAATCTGATGTAGTTATTGGTCTTCAAATTACCGATACAACCCCACTTGACGTTTCGGATGGTGTGTTTTTTATCAAGGCAGACGGCTCTACTTCGGTAAGCCTGTTGGTTGAGAAGAACGGCACAGCAACTACGACCTCTAGCGTGGCTACTATGGCTAACGACACATTTATTAGTCTTGGTTTTTACTACGATGGCGCATCAAGCATTCAATACTCCGTAAATGGCGTTGTGAATGGCACTTCTGTGACCACCAACTTGCCTGACGACGAAGATATGACTGTGACAATCGCTCTTCAAAATGGTGAGGCCGTTGCAAAGACAATGACTGTGGATTACGTCTTTGTTGCGAAGGAGCGTTAATCATGGGTCAATTCAAACCAATGGTCAAAATGATGACCACAGAACCTTCAGTGGAGTTAAAACTCGCTAAAGGTGGCGCAGTCAAGATGAAAAACGGCGGTAGCACCACCAAAGCCAAAAAAATGGCAATGGGTGGCGGTGCGATGGAAATGATGTCTGGCACCCCAGCCCTCGTTGGTCGTCCTGCGGTGAACGCCCCTGTTCGCGCCCCCGGCAAGCCCTCGATGGCCGCACGACGCAAGTCGATGATGGCTAAGAAGCCTGCAATGCCAATGAGTGATCCCTCGATGCCTGCACCGATGAAAAAAGGTGGCATGGCTGAAGGTGGAGAGTCTAAAGCCGCTCACAAAGCCGAAATGAGCGCCATTAAGGGTGTGGACAAGAAATTGACCAAACACGCTTCTAAGGCGGCTTCTAAGGGCCATAAAGGTCTGAAGGCTGGTGGCATGGCTACTGGTGGCGTAACCAACGGTCAAGGTGGTTACAAAACTGGTGGTGTGGCCCTCGGCAACGGTGGTGGCTACAAAGATGGCGGTATGCCCATGAAAGACGGTAAACCCGCTTTTGTAGGCGACGGCGTAGGTAAGATGAAAAAGGGCGGCATGATGGGCGGCGGCATGATGCGCGGCTACAAGACTGGTGGAGTTGCTTTAGGCAACGGCGGCGGCTACAAAATGGGGGGTAAAGCCTCAAAAAAAGCCTACGCGACGGGGGGAACTGTTGATTCAGGCAAGCCCGTCGCGATGCCCCAAGGCGCTAAAAAGCCTACACCTCCAGTAAGCACCAATCGCGTTTCTGGTACTTTTAAAAGCGGTGGCAAGGTAACTCCTGCCGAAGGCCGCTTGCGTGCTAACAATCGAGCGGAAAACTCCACGGCCATGAAACAGGCCAAGGCGCAATCTAACGATATTTATAGCAAGTACCAGAAGATGCAGAAAGGTGGCTCTCCAACTCCAAATGAGTCTTTCTTTGACAAAAACAAAGTAGACCCAAAATCTGCAAGCGACAAGGCAAGTCGTGAGTTGGAGGAGGCGATGAATCCTTTGAGCATGGTTAAGGAACTGGCTGGTAAAGCCAAGAACTACTTCATGCCAAAGGCTGACAGTGTGACCAAGACGAAAGAGTCTGTAACGGTTACGCCAGCGGGTAAAAAGCGCGGCGGTCGCGCTTGTTGAAAACGAGTGGGGGCTACGGCCCCCGCTTCTAATTGGAGATAAATATGGCGGATGCAGTTACGAGCCAAACGCTCATAGATGGTGAGCGCACGCTCATTATGAAATTTACAAACATCAGTGACGGCACTGGTGAGTCTGCGGTTTTGAAGGTTGACGTTTCTACACTGACACCGAGCGCATCAGGCGCGGCGTGTGATCGTGTCACGGTCACCAAAATCTACATTGCCAACCACGGCATGGAAGTCAGGATGTTTTGGGACGCCACAACAGATGTGCCGTTCTTTCTGTCTTCGCCGGGAGCGACGCAGACGCTGGACATGACTGGCTTCGGCGGCATCACCAACAACAGCGGCGCTGGCTCTACTGGGGACATTGTATTCAGCACGGCTGACGCCTCTTCTGGAGACACCTACTGGTGCATTTTGGAGATGGTCAAGGGGTACGCATAATGCCCAGCAAGTCACCTGCCCAACATCGTCTGATGGAGGCGGTAGCGCACAACCCTGCGTTCGCCAAGAAGGCTGGCATTCCTACAAAAGTAGGCAAAGAATTTGTTCGTGCTGACAAGAAGATGGCTGACGGTGGAAGCGTAAACGCGGCAGGCAACTACACCAAGCCTGAGCTTCGCAAGCGGATTGTGAGCCAAGTCAAGTCTGCCGCCACGCAGGGCACTGGCGCTGGGCAGTGGAGCGCGAGAAAAGCCCAGCTTGTGGCCAAGAAGTATAAGGCCGCTGGCGGCGGCTATCGAGACTGACATGAAGGCACCACAGAAATCCCTAAGCGATTGGGGCAAACAAGATTGGGGAACCAAAAGTGGGAAAAAATCTTCTGCAACTGGTGAGCGATACCTTCCAAAGGCTGCGATCAAAAATCTCAGCCCTGCTGAGTACGCTGCGACGACCAAAGCCAAGCGTGCCGGTAAAGCCGCAGGAAAACAATTTGTAGCGCAACCCAAAAAGATTGCGCAAAAAACGTCTAAATACAGGTTTTAATTATGGCAAAAAAGACTCCCTCTCTTGCTATTGGTCGTGGTGAAAAGTTGCCTGCTTCTAAGGGGGCAGGGTTGACGGCTAAAGGTCGAGCCAAATATAACGCGGCAACAGGTAGCAATTTAAAAGCACCTCAGCCTCAAGGTGGCGCACGCAAGGATTCTTTTTGCGCTCGTATGAGCGGTGTGCCGGGGCCGATGAAAGACGAAAAAGGCAAGCCAACCCGTAAAGCGGCGGCGCTTGCGCGTTGGAAGTGCTGACATGTCATATTCTGGTACTACAGGCACAACCGTTGTAACGGTCCAGACGATGATTGACCACGGTGCTCGGCGCTGTGGCAAGCTGGCCGAGGAATTGACCTCTGAGCAGGTTCTGAGCGCCCGTGAGTCTCTTTTCTTCCTGCTGTCGGACCTGATCAACATTGGCATCCAGTATTGGGCCATCAGCAAGAAGGTCTACGGCTTTACAGCAGACAAAGCAACGTACCTGCTGCCCCTTGGCGGCAACGACGTGCTCAACGCCCTGTACCGTTATATGAACCGCCCTGACGGCTCCTACACGTCCTCTGCTGGTGGAACGGTTGGAAACGTATATGACGGCGACGTGGAAACCGTCTGCACCCAGACTTCGGCCAACGGCAACATTGCTGTCAACTTTGGTCCGTCCAACCCAATTTTTATTGGCTCAATTGGGTTCCTGCCTGCCTCCAGCGGCACTAAATCATTCATCCTTGAATACTCGCTTGATAACGTAACTTGGGCAACCTTGGTTGATCTTGGATCTATTGCCGTGGTCGATAACGAGTGGGTCTGGACCGACATTGCCAATGGCCAAACCGTGCCCTACTACCGCATCCGGGCCTACAGCGGGACCACCCTGAGCCTGCGCGAGTTGTATTTTGGCAACAACAGCACAGAGATCACCATGTCGCGCCTGAACCGCGACGACTACACCAACCTGCCAAACAAGAACTTCACAGCCAACCAGCCCTTTCAGTTTTGGTTCAATCGGACCATCCCCCAAAGCGAGATTGTGCTGTGGCCCACTCCACAAGATGCGTTCTACCAGATGACCATTTGGTACTCACGCCAGATCATGGACGTGGGCGACCTGTACGGCGAGTTGGAGGTGCCACAGCGCTGGTACGAGGCCGTGATCATGATGCTGTCCCACAGGATGAGCCTTGAGCTTCCTGGCGTAGAGATGGCCCGCGTGCAGTACCTAGAAGGCCAAGCCAGCAAGTACCTTGGTCGGGCCGAAGAGGAAGAGCGCGACAAATCTCCCATTTACTTTGCCCCGAACATCAGCGTTTACACAAGGTGACCCATGGCCATCTTTCTGGACACTGAGGGCTACTCTGACATTGCAATTGCGATCTGTGACCGCTGTAAGATGAAGCGGCCACATGCTGTGATGCGCAACGACCCAAATTTTCCGGGCCTGCGGGTCTGCAACGAGGGCTGCGCAGATCAGCTTGACCCCTATCGGTTGCCTGCCCGCAAT